GTAATGGAATCTTAACACATATTTATAAACGACCAATGAAAAGAGCTAATTTAGGTGATTTAAATGCTCAAAAGTTATTTAATTATTACATACAGGCGTATGAAACAGAGCGGAATGTTACTATCTTAAATAAACTACACACATATTTATTAGAGAGAAAGACTAACATAGTTCATTACAATTATGATAGTTTCTTATTTGATTATGCCAAAGAAGATGGAAAGGAAACAATACATGATATCCAAGAAATCTTACGACAAGATGATTTTATTATACATAGTAAAGTCGGTAACACTTATGGGACATTAAAAAATTATGAGTTTTGATTTAGGAAAACTTTTTTTAGATTGGAGACGAATTGTTCCAAATGGTGTGCCGAATCCAAACAACGATTATCATTTAGTTCTACTAAAAGAAATTTGTTTAGCAAGAGGTGTTGATAAAGATGTGGTTGATAATGTTATCTTGACATTAGAACAAGACGATAAAGTTAAATGGAAAGATAAAGATAATAAAGATAGAGAAACATCTTTAGATACAATCAAAAAATATGCCAGTGATATAAAGAAAGGCGACACAGACAAAAACAAAAAACTTGCTGTAACGGCTGCTGGTTTAGACGACAAAGGAAAAGGTGATAAAGAAGAAGAACCAACCGATGATCCAGTAGCTGGTGATAATGTGTCTACAGATACATATGCTAAGAAAGGTCTTACGAGCAACAACGATAATGACATTAAAGATGATAGTGTAGATAAGAAACAATCTAAAGAAGAAATAAAAAAAGAAAAAAGAGAAAAGGATGATACTTTAGTTGACACCCAACTACGACTAAAGAAAGGTGATGAACAAGATAAAGGTGGTGCTGGAACACCTGAGTCAAGAACAGGTGAAACTGTTACTGTTTGGGGTGGTAAGAAAGTTAAAGAATTGATGGACAAAGGAAAAAGTTATGAAGATGCAAGAGGAGAAGTTAGACAACAATTATTAGAAATTTCAAAAGAAAAAAATGCCCTCTTAACTAAAGAGTGGGTTGAATCTGGTTTAAATTGTTTAGATTGGATACAAGAAAATTATGGGTTAGATAATATAGAAGAAATAGCTTGGGACACACCAGAGGGTAATGATTTAATAGGTAGCACAGGTCATGGAACTTCAGCTGATATGTTTGTTAAAACTACGGATGGTAAAAAAGTGGGTGTTTCTTTGAAAAAAGATTTCAAAGTTTTTATTGTGAATGGTGGTTTTGATAAAAAAATAAAAGAAGTTGCTGAAATGTTGGGTGTAGAAGTAAAAGATTTGCCAGAAAACATTCAACCTGGTCATTACAATAAAAGAAGAGGTGAAGTTTTAGATAAGGGTGTTTCTAAGTTAGACACACAAAAAGATTTTATTAAAGAAAAATTTGAGGATGCTTTACAGAATCCTGAATCAGCAAAGAAACTATTTGGTAAAGCATATGAAAAAAGAATAAATTATATCGCTGCTAGAAAAGCTGGTATTAGTCCTGATAAATTCAAAAAATTACCATCGGAAGAACAAAAACAGATGGTAGATAATTTAACAGGTGATGATTTGTTTGATTCTCTTATCAACAATCCACCATATAAAGGTGAAGATATAAAAGTAATTGCCAATATAGCAAAGATACCAGAGGTTAATAAAGCAACTAATCTTTATGATGATTTAAGAAACTTAGATTCTGAAATAGCCGATAACTTAATGAATTTTTTAAATGAAGGTGAAAACTTAGATAAGTTTAAAGAGTTGGTTTCAAAAGAAACTCATATAGATGACATACTATTTGGTTCAGGTGGTGCTTTAGATAAATTAGAAGTTTTATATGGTGAGCCTGGCGGAGTATCAATGTCACCGGAAGCTGTAGTTAATTTATTTGATATAGGTGATTTATATGAAGAATATAAAAAAGCTGATGATAAAGGAGAGGTAAAGAGAAAGATACAACAACAAGTAAAAAATAAAATGGTGATACAAAGAGAACAAGGAAAACCTGTTATTGCTGTTAGAGTTACCAATCCAAATCCACCACCAACAGAATCAATATTACCAATTTTTAGTATGGCAACGAGAACAAAAGGTATCGGTAATTCAAATGGTTTAGAAATACAACAAAGTGCTTTTGGTGGTTTATGTTTTAAAAATGGTAATGTTGACATTGATAGCTGGTCAGATAAAGATAAAACTAAAGTTGTAAATGACCAAGTGAAAGGATTATTAAATGACATAGAGGATGAGAATATTGATCCAACAACTGATGAAGGTAAACAACAATTAAGAGAAAGAATCAAATTACTTGAAAGATGGGATTCTAATAACAAATCTTTGAGTAAATTAAAAGATAGGTACGAAGTATAATGAAAACACAATTACTATGTACATTTACGACTCAACACAATCTTGAACAATCAATTCGTGACATCACGAAAAACTTCAAGGTCGTGTTTGAAAAGATTTATGTATTACAAAATGAGGACAAACCAAAGGAATTAATTTGTACTTATAATGTCAATCAACAAGATGAAATAGATTTTAATGCTGTAAAGAACACTATATCTTTACATCGTAAAAAGATAACCAATACACTTTATACGATAAACGCCCTAAACGAACTGATAAAGTTAATAAACAACGGAGTGTTGGACACTAACTATCAGGTCGAATGGGACACATATAAGAATATGATTCTGATATCGAATAAAGAAGGTTTACAGAAAATACCAACAAGGATATTAAAAATAATCGAGTTATAATGGCATCACCAATATATTTTTTCACCAGAAGTGGATGTGTCTGGTGTCAGAAAATGAAGCCATCAATAGATGAAATAAATGAAACTCTGAATGACGAACAAAAGATTCAGATTCATTCTATTGATGAAGAAAAATCTAAAGTAACATATGATAGTATTGTTCGTATGAATAAGTTACAAAGTGTTGTTCCACTTATGTACAATTCAAATATAGGCACGACTCTTTTGGGTTATAAAGATAAAAGAGACATACAGAAGTTCTTACGAGCAGAACCGAGTAAACAAGTAAGACCACTTAAACCTATTCCAAAAATAGACATTCCAAACTCTACAAAAAAAGACTTGGATAATTGGAAAAAAGATGTTATATTATGGTACGAGGAGAATAAAAGTAATCTTCCGTCAAATGTAATACCTAAAGATAGGATGATAGATATGGTTTACAAACAATACATGGCATATAAAACTAAACCTACCACAGTAGAAGATAGGTTATCTGCCTTAGAAGAAAAAGTTGATAAAATTCTTAAAAAATTATCTTGACTTTTTCATCAGAAGTTTGTATATTATATAAATTGGTTATCTACAAATTTTACTTTAGTAATATTTATAGATGTAACAATAATAATAAACATAAACTAGGAGAATAAAATGGACTTAGATGCTATAAAAAGCCGTCTTAATCAGTTACAGAACACACAAACAAATGCGTTTTGGAAACCTCAACCTGGAAAATCTCAAATCAGAATTGTACCTTATAAGCACGACAAGAACAACCCGTTTAGTGAGTTGTTCTTTCATTACAGTTTAGTTCCAAATAAAACTGTATTGTCACCACTTTCATATGGTCGTCCTGATCCTGTTCAACAATTTGCCGATAAGTTGAAATCAACTGGCAACAAAGATGAGTGGATTCAAGGTAAGAGAATCGAACCAAAAATGAGAACTTTTGTTCCTGTAGTGGTTCGTGGTGAAGAAAACGAAGGTGTTAAGTTTTGGGGATTTGGTAAAACTGTTTATCAAGAACTTCTTGGTATCATAGCCGATCCAGACTATGGTGATATATCCGATGCTACAACAGGTCGTGATATTGTTGTTGAAAGACAAACACCTGCTGAAGCTGGTAACCAATATGGTAAGACCACCATTCGTGTCAAACCAAATGTTACAGCACTTTCCGATGATTCTAACTCACTTACCAAGTTGTTAGATGAACAACCAGACATCAAAGAGTTGTATAATGAACCAACTTTTGATGAGTTGAAAGAACATCTTAGTAACTTTCTGAATCCATCAGATTCTACAGAAGAAACAACAGAAAAAGAACCAGAAATGGTAACTACTGAAGCTTCTTCAAATGTAGAAGACGATTTCGATAAGTTATTTAATTCATAAACCGTGCGGTGGGGTGAGCTGGTTTCCTCCTTTTTCCGGCTCACCCAAATTTTTAGGAGAAATAAATGTCTAATAGAGATGAATTAGCGGATATAATTGCTGGTGAACTAAACAAACAATTCAAGTCAAATCAAGTTGCTTACTTCTTGGATGGTGTCCAAGAAACTCCAACTGATGTGACAGATTGGGTTGGTACAGGTTCAACCTTGTTAGATTTGGCAATATCAAACAGACCACACGGTGGTTTAGCTGCTGGTAGGATTACAGAAATCAATGGATTAGAAGGAAGTGGTAAATCACTTATCGGTGCTCACGCTCTTGCTTCTACCCAAAGAAAAGATGGTCTGGCAGTATACATTGATACTGAATCTGCTGTTTCAAGTGAGTTCTTACAGGCTATTGGTGTGAATACTGATAGTATGTTGTATGTTCACTTAGAAACAATCGAGGATATATTTGATACAATCGAAACAATAGTTACAAAGATTCGTGAATCAAGTAAAGATAAATTGGTTACAATATTAGTCGATAGTTTGGCTGCTGCTTCAACCAAAGTGGAGATGGATGCTGACTTTGACAAAGATGGTTGGGCTACAAGTAAAGCCATCGTTCTGTCTAAAGCTATGAGAAAG